CTGATCCAGCACACAAACTAGCCGCGGCTGGATCAGCTACGCGCTAGCGAAGGGGCCGACAGAGATGCGTCGCTTGGGAACGTGCGGCACATGCAACGAGCGCAAGTATGACCGGCCATTAAAAGCACCCCAATTGCGGCGCAGCATTTAAGGTGCTAAAATAAGGCTCACGGTTTCACAATCGGAGCAGGCAGTGACAGGCAGCAAACCCATCAAGCGCGGCCGTGGCCGTCCCTCACTTACCGGCACGCCAGGCGCGCGGTTCATGATCCGGCTGCCGCAGCACGTCGCGGACTATCTGCGCGCCGTCGGCGGCGGGTCTCTCTCTCGCGGGATCATTCAGCAAACCACGGGCAGCGCGGCGCCCAGGGCGCGACTGACCAAGCGCGTAGCCCATAAGTGAAAACAGTAATTGCACTCGCCGTCGTGATTTTCGCAATCGCGTGGGGAGTGGCAGAATTTCGCACGGCCTACGAGTACAGCAACACAATCGGCTCCTATTGGGATCTGAGCGATAAATCCTCGACGCTCAAGCAGAAGTCCGAATATCTTGACAAGTACGTGGCCGCGCTTCAGCAGCCCGGAAAATTCGCCTCCCACGATGCGGTGATCTATCCGACGCCGAACAACAGCTTCGAGCAAAACATGGTCGCGCTCGTGTCGCTGCAAGGGCGCATGCATCAGATCCAGGGCATGGACGAATCGTCGTTCGCCTATCAGACAGCGATTCAGCAGATCACGGCGCAGGAACAAGGCGAGGCGAAGGCGCTGACATCCACATTCGAGGGCTGCTGGTTTCTGCAGAATCACACATTGCTGTGGGGGTGGCACGACGGTTTGGTGTGGGGCGGAATCGCATTGGCGCTGATCGTCCTTGGCATGCTTGCATTGGCCTACATATAAAAAACTGGGATCCTAAAAATGAAACGAGCAGCGACCTACTCACGATTCTCAACTGACAAGCAGACGGAGGCCTCGATCGAAGATCAGCGGCGGTGCTGCGCGGACTACGCGAAGCAGAACGGCCTGCAGGTGCTCCACGAATTTTCGGATCTCGCGATCTCCGGAGCGAGCTTCGGCAATCGCCCGGGCGTCAACGCGCTGCAGAAGGCTGCCTTCGCGGGCGAGCTCGACGTCATCCTGATTGCGGATCTGACGCGCCTCTCACGCAATAGCGCCGACCTTCCAAAATTCCTCGAGCGCATGCGGTTTCGCAAAATCCGCGTCATCGGCGTGCTCGATCACTTCGACTCCGATCAGCGGCACTCGCGTATGCAGGCGGGCCTGTCCGGCATCATGTCGGACGAATATCGCCTGGCCATCGGCGAGCGCGTGCACCTGGCGCTCGATACCCTTGCCAAGTCCGGGAAGCCAACGGGCTCGAAGGCTTACGGCTACACATCGAAGCAAGTCGTGATCCCCGAGCAGGCAAAAATCGTCAAAGAAATCTTCGAGCGCATCGCCGCCGGCGAGACCATGTTGGCGATCGCCAGCGACTTGAACGGCCGCCAGGTCAGATCCCCAGGTGCCAGCTGGAAGGGTCGCGTCACCAACCGCGGCGACGGCCGCTGGATCGTGCCGGCGCTGAACAACATGCTGCAGAACGAAACGTACATGGGCCGCGTGGTCTGGAATCGCTCGCAGTGGGTCAAAGATCCGGAGACCGGCAAGCGCACGCGCCGCGAGCGCCCGGAATCCGAATGGATCATCGACGAGCGGCCCGAGCTCGCCATCGTTGACCGCAAGACCTGGGACACCGTCTCGGCTTTGATGACGCGGCGGAAACTCAGCTACGGCAAGAAGGGTGGCGGCCGCACCAAGTACCCGCTGTCCGGTCTGCTGGTCTGCGGCCGCTGCGATGCGCGGTTCATCATTTCCGGCGGCGGCAAAAACAGCCGAGGCTATGGCAGCGGCCTGCCCCGGTACTACACCTGTTCGACCTTCCACCAGGGCGGACCTGCCGCCTGCAGCAATTCGATCCGGGTGCCGCGCGATCTTTGCGAGACTCGGCTGCTGGAGCCGGCGCTCAATGACCTGCTGTCGGACGCGGCCGTCGACAAAGCCGTGATCCGGATCCGCAAGGCGCTCAAAGAACGGCCGCCCGAGCCAGTGGCCGATGTCGCGGAAGTCGATACCAAAGTTGCGAAGATCCGTGCTTTAGTTGCATCGGGTGCGCTCGATGGCGACATGGCCGAGACCCTGTTTGCCAAACTGGAGGCTGAGCGGTTGGCGATTGTGCGACAGTCGCACAGTGCTGCACGGCCGCCCCTGGTCTCAGGTCCGTGGGGGCTGGAGGCTGAGTACCGCGAGCACGCCCAAAAGTTGCGCGCGGATCTCACGGGTGAGGATGCGGACGTGGCGCGCGCCGCTCTCGCCTCAATCTATGGCCAGCGCATCCGGCTGCTACCGGATCGGCACGGCCTGCACCTCATCGCCGAGGTGCATTTCCAGGCCAACGCGGTCCTGCACGCGGTCGGCGGCTCAGTGGGTCGTATTTCACTGAGTAGCGGGGGCCTGCAATCGGCTCATATACCCCTGATCCGCAAGGGGCAAAAATGACCCGCAAACCAGCCAGGCGCCCAAAACGCCCCCTAGGGCGCACGTCTACACCCGCCCGCCCCCCCAAACGCTCCCAGGCCTTCCCACGGGCTCCCAGGGCCACCCTCCCTCACGGCGTGCTCTGTTCGCGCTGCGGCTGTACGTTTATCCAGGCCGCCGCCCTGCTTCCCCACAGCTGGCTCGCAAATCTGCACTCAGCGGGTGCAGATTCGCGGCGGACGTCTATACGTCGTACTGACGAGCGCAGTACATGAGCGCGCAACCACGCCGAGCGGGTAAGCGGCGCCTGGTCGCCAAAGGCGGCAAGATCCGCATCCAAAAAATGCCGCGCGAGCGAGCTCGCCCGGAACCTCCCGCGCGCTGCATCGGTTGCGGGTGTGATGACAACAACGCTTGTTTGGCATTCGGCGAAGAGCCCTGCCATTGGGTCGCGGTCAACCGTGCGCGCGGTGTAGGCATCTGCAGCGAGTGCGCTCGATGATTCACGAAATCAAGAACGGCGACCGGCGGCGGATCCGCGCGCGCACTTCGCGAAAGATCCTCGCCGTCACCACGGAGCATCGCGCCGACCATAGCTTCGTGCCTGCCGATCGCACTTGGACATTGATTCGCAGGTTGCTGCGCGAGGGCTACACGAAAGGAGCGCTCGCCCATTTGCTCGGCTATAAGACGCGGGCCCTTCAATTTCGCAAACACCGGGTGACCGCACGCACGGCGCAGCGCGTGCTGGCCCTGCACTCTCGACTGATGATCTAGGAGGCTTCGATGAACGTAGAAAAGCTGCAGATGGACAAAGACCACGCGCGCGATCTGTACCGCGCCTATCAGGAAAGCCGTGGACACATGACGGCTGACGACCGCGCGATCGCCGCCATCTACAAACGCCTCGCGGCCGGAAAGCTGATCATCCGCGCGCTCGCATCCATAACCGCCGCAGGCCTCGACGCGGCAGGGCTGCCCAAGCTCGCGATCATGCGGGCCGACAAGCGCAAGGTGGTCGGCTACACAATGCAGGATCAAGTGCACTTTCGCACCGAAGGGTGGCACCGCGCCAAGGACTTGAACTTTCGATTGCCGATGCCGGGGATGCGGAGTAGCACGGCCAACGCCATTGCCGACGTGCCGCTGATCCCTGTGCATCTGCGGCCGCGCACTGCGATCGAGAAATACCACGTGCTGTGGGAAGCGGACTGGAATCACTACCCGACTGATCCGTACCTGCTGCGCCGCTTCGGCGCCGATGCGTGGCTGGTGGTCGCCGCCTGGGATCTGACGCCCGTGGAGCGAGCGGTCATGTCGACGAGGCTCAATGGTTGAGATCACTTCCAGCGACGTGCCCGCAACCATGTGCGCGGCGTGCGGCAAGCGACTCGACGGGGCAACGTCAACCTTTCGCCCTGGGTTGCCGAGCGAGGGCGATATCAGCGTGTGCGCCTATTGCCAAAACATCGCGGTCTATCGGGCCGATCAGACGCTTCGCCCGATGACCGCGCGCGAGTGGGCTGCCCTGCCCGCGCCAATGCGCAGCGAGCTCGAGACGATCAAGGCTGCAATCGATAGGACGCCGCACCCATGAATCCCATCGAGTTCCCTCAGCAGACGGTGATCATTGCGAAAGATCAGCCCGAGTATCTGCCATTGCCCGCGCACGTCTCGGCCGACGGCGTCGTGACCAGCTGCTGGCAGCTCGAGCCATTGGAGATCGAACTGCTCGTCGCGAACGGCGGCAAGCTCTGGCTTTCACAGATGACCTTCGGCGCGGCATTGCAACCGCAGCTGCCGAGCGTCGTTCAGCCGAAGCTCGAATGAAGGTCAGCGAACAGCTCAAGCAAATGCAGCTTGATCTGCGAGGCCTCGCAATCTGGCTTGCGCAGGAAGACGAATGCCCCTGGTCGATCTCCACTATGGAAGCCGTCGCGGCCGTCCAAAAGCTACGCTACGCGTTCGACCATAACTACGTCGGCGAGAGCGAAGCGCCGCCGCCGGCGGCCGATCGAGAATGACCAAGCTGGCGAAACCGACCCGCTACCGCGTGCGCTATCGCCTGAGCGTCGCCGGCGGCACCGCGACCGAGGACGTCGACGGCCTCTACATTTCGATCGAAGAGCACGAGGCCCTCATCAGCGAGGCCGCGCGACTGGTGCGCTTCGCAGTTGATCGGCGCCCGCTGGCATTGACCGATACACAGGCGCGCGACGCGCACCGCTGGCTGACGGAGGTTCTGTGATCAAGACGCTGCGCTTCGAGTTCGACGCGGTTCCGATTGGGCTGCGAAAGACGGTATGCGTTGTTCACAGGCCAGCGGAGGAACTGTCGATGGTTGATTTACTAGGTGATCCGGTACCTGAGACGCCTCCCATGGACGCGCCGTTGCCGTGGAAAGTGTTCAAGCTGAATGACTGCGACTGGTGGGTTGCGCGCACGCTCGATGAGGCAATTGCCGATTACCGCCACCAATGCGGAGCCGACGTGTCTATTGAGGGCGAGCACGAGTTGACCGACAAGGAACTAGATCGGCTGATGTACTGCGACGAGGATTGCAAAAGCAGAATCCCGTTCCGGCAGGCACTGCATGATCTAGTGGATGCCGGGATCAAAAAGCCTGAGATGTTCGCGAGTACGGAACATTAAAATGACAGCGAATGATGCCAGCGCTGAGCCGCAACCATGAGCCGCCGCAGACAGCGCAGCGCTGCTTACCGATTGAGGCGCAAGGCGCGTATGTGGGAGCGGTTCGCGCGCAGATGGGCAACTAAACACGACGCACTATTGGCTGCGCGTGATGCCGGTTCCGCCAAATGATAATCCTTGGAATCCTCGCCCTCTTATCGGTGCTGATCGGGGGATGGTATGCCGCGCAGCATTGATGCCGCAGGAGACGCGCCGCGACAAAGATCTCGAGGAAATCGAGAAACTGAAAGCCGGATGGTTTTATGCGGAATTTTCACCTGCACAGGAGACACAAATGGAAGATCAAGCATTGCGAATCAAGGCCCTCGAGATTGCGCTGGCAACCCTTACCCTCGGCGGCAACCGCGATAAGTACCCGGACGCGAAAGGCGTCGTGGAAGCCGCAGAGACCTACATGAAGTTTCTCGCCAACAAGCCAGACGCAGCTACGCAATGAAAGACCCTGTCGACCACATCCTGCGCCCTGCGCTGCCGTGGCGAAGCGCGCCTGCGGTCACCGAGTGCGGGTATGACGCGAGAATGGTCAAGACCATCAGCCGCGCCGAATTTGCGCAGCGAGTGAAGGACTACGGCCAGCAGCGCGCCGCCTTGCTGACGTGCATGACGTGCTCGGAGACCTCGCGTCGATACGCAACATGGGAGGAAGATCCGCGCCAAGCTATCGAGCGCGAAGCCGCCTGGGAATCGAAGTGGCGCAGCGATCGCGGCAACCAACTGCGCGACGAGCTGCTCGCGATCGCGGTCCTGATCGCAGCCCATCCGGACGAGTTCAAACAGGCGCTCGCCGCTATCGAGTCTCGGCGGGAATGGCTTGAGCGGAAAAACCGAAGCGAGCGTGCGCAATGATCATGTGGGTTTGTGATTCGTGCGGTCAGACCATCGAGTATGAAGAGGATGGCAACCCGCCGCCTGGATGGGCGACCGTCAGAGCCGTCGTCGTTTGGCGCAACGACGGCGACAATGGCAACCACGAATGGACCAGCAGCGCGATTACTCTGTGCGGCAAGGGCTGCAAGACAGGTTCCGGCAACGCCCTTGAGGCGCGGTCGGTGAAGATTCTGCGCGCTGGATTCAAAGCGGACGCCGAGGCAATAAAAATGAAGGAAGACTCATGAGCAGCTGGCGCAACCGAATTGTGGCCGAGGGCGAGGCGGATCCGGCCTCGCTCACCGACAACCCGCGCAACTGGCGGGTGCATCCGAAAAATCAACGCGCGACCGTTGAGGATTCTCTCGACAAAATCGGCTGGATCCAAAAGCCGATCGTCAACCGCACCAGCGGTCATTTGCTCGATGGCCACCTGCGCGTCGCCTCGGCGATCGCCCGCGGCGAGACCTCCATCCCGGTGAGCTACGTGGAGCTCTCCGAGGCCGAAGAGAAGGCCGCCCTCGCCTCCCTTGACCCCATGTCGGCAATGGCGGTGATGGACGGCGAGAAGCTGACCGAGCTGCTGCAGGACCTCGAGTTCGGCGGCGGCGCGCTCGATGCCATGTTCGACGAGCTGCGGGAGCAGGCGGAAGGCTCCACGCTCGCGGTGGCCAGCAATAATCCGGAAGGCTTGCTCACCAAAGGCGCGCCCGTGGTCAAGGCGGTGATCGCGGTCGCCGATATCAATCTCGTTGAACGCGCGCTCGCAGCGAGCGGCGCCCTGTCGCGCGGTGAAGCGCTGCTCGATATGTGCAGGGTCTTCCTCTTCGTAAAAAAGGAAAGCGATGAAAAAGGACAACACGACGCTCAACCAAAAGGCGGCGTTACGCTTGAGCCTCTTGAAGCAAATCCAAAAACCGATAGTGCTGGAGACGCACGCGGGAACGGGCCAGGTGTGGAAAAAGGTGTACAGCGAGATCGCCCAAGGCGTGGCGTTCGACGAAAAACCCGCAAAGGCTGAACTGCTCGCGATCCAGCGCCCGACGTGGAGCGTGTTTGAATCGAACTGCATCCCCTCACTCGCCGCCGGCGCCGGGGATCACCTGCCGCTCAACCTGGTCGACGTCGATCCGTACGGCGAGCCCTGGCCGGTGCTGGAGGCCTTCTTTGAATCGGAGCGGCCGTGGCCCGAGCGGATCGGCTTTGCGATCAACGACGGCGTGCGCATGAAACTGAAAATCACCGGCGGGTGGGACGTCGAGAGCTTGGGGCCAGCGGTGCGCCAGTTCGGCAACTCCGCGATGTATGGCGATTATCTCGCCGTGGCGCGGTGGAACTTAAAGCGCCTGGCAGCGCTGCGCAAATACGAGCTCGCACACTGGACCGGCTACTACTGCGGTCATGGCGACTGCATGACGCACTACGCCGCGGTGTTCGATCGCTTCTAGCCTGATGAATTTAGCGTGGCGGACAAATCGCTCGGAAATCTTAAGTGTGTCCGACCTGTTGCGATAGTCGCACCCGTTGCGATAGTCGCACACCCTGTTCATTTGGCGGCCGCCAGGGCGCGCGCGCGCACGCCGTTATAGATCGCGGCCGCATCCTCGGTCTTCACCTGGTTGGCGTCGCAGGCGGTGAGGACGGCGGCGATGTCGGCGCGGATGATGGCAAGTCGGCCTGCAGCTTCGCTTTCGCTTTTGGATAGTCCTGGGTCGGCTGGGTTTGCGCAGGCAGCGGATCCGGGATGGGGCACGCCACCCGTACGTAGTGCGGCTGACAGCCGGTCAGCCAGATCATCGTTAGCACGAGACATGGAAAGTACTTTGGTTTCATAGCCTTTCACCACTGCGTTGATATCGACGACCTGGGCCGCCTCGGTAGTTTTGTTCTCGGCGATTGCTTCTCGTTTTGGAATCGTGGTCGCCTGCAGGCACGCCACCGCGCCGATCGATTGCTCATGCCGATTGTGCAGCGCCCACCAGCCGGCGAAAGCGCCGCAGCCGATCAGCGCGGCAACGGCCATGATCAAATTCTTCTCGAGCGTGCTCATCATGTTGGCGCCACTTCGGCGATCTCGATCTGCGCAGCGCCGTCATCGATTGCTTTCTGGATCCAGAATTTCACCTGATCGATTTCCCCGAGCGCCTGGTCGCTGAAGGTGGATAGCTGACTGCGATACCCTTCGACCGCTTCCAGCAACTCTTTCAGGGTTTTCGTTTGTATGATCAGTGGTCTCTCAGCCATACGGTTCCCCTCAGTGTGCTTTGAAGGCGGCGACGAGCACGCCCAATATAGCCGCGATCGCCGCCACCAGTTTGAACATGTTGTCGACCCGCTTCTCGAGCTTCGCCGCAAACTCATCGATCGAGCGCTTCACGGAACGCTTCGAGGCCTTGTGATTCAAGGTCTCGACGATGCCGGCGAGCGCATCACGCATGAACCTCGCCTCTTTCGTCAGCTGCTCGAGCGCATCGAAGCGCAGCTGATTCGCTTCCACACTCGCGCGCCGGTCGGCGGGCAAGCGGCGCAGGTGCTGCACGGTATCATTGATGCCGCTGGTCAGCGTGGTGTCGAACGGCTGCAGTGGAGTCTCTTCGGCATCCTCGCGGTCCCAGCGTTCACGCAGCCGCGCATATTCCTCGCTGGTCGGATGGCGCGCGAGTTTGACCATTTAGGTCAGATCTTTGGGCTGGAAGAAAGTGTTATAGAGCCCGACGACGAAGGTGACGATGCCGATCGCGAGCATCGTGTGCGCCATGCTGGTCGCCGGGATGATGAGGCCCAGCTTGTCTTGATTCTCGAAACAGTACGCGGCCGCCATGCCGGCGCCGCCGATCGCCTTCGTGCGATGCGACCAGGTCCAGGCGGCGCCGGCGCGCAGCTTAATGCAAATATTAATGCAAATATTCACGCGGCAATCGCCAGCGCGCCGCCGGCGGCCGTGAAATGCGCGACCAGATCGCCAAGCGCGCGCTTGGGCTGCCCGCTTAAGCTCGCCGGAAAGGAAGCCCACAGCCCGCGGCATTTGAAAATTGCGTCTTGCACCCTGCCCGCCCACACATCATCGAGCGCGCCCTTCTGCTTGATCAGCAGCACGCAGGCATCGTTCTGCGCGGCCGCATCGAAACTGGTCAGCGAGAGGGCTGCCTTACACGCGAGCCAGGTTGGTAGCGTCATCTGGTAGCGCCCGGCCGCCGAGCTGTGCATCCCCACGTACTGCGCGCCCAGGCCGTCCAACGGTTCGCCCTTCCATTCGATCGCGCCGTTCGGCGGCCTCGGCTCGGTCGGATGAAACGAGAGATCGACGATGGTGTGCTTGAAGCCGTAGCACACGCGGTACTGATCGGCCGCGTGGTCCACGCCCTCGCTGTGCGCGGTCATCGACAGGAATGCGGCGACGTTCGGGATCATCGGAAATCCCAAGCGAATAGCGCCAAGGCGCAAAGTGCGAACACGCCGCCGACTATTTTAGCGATGAGCAACGGCCGCGCCGATCGCTAGCCCCAGAACCAAGAAGCCGATCGCAATGGCGATCGCCGGCCCTAAGTTCGCCTGCAACCAGGTCTTGGCCAGGCTCTCATCTGCTCTAGCATCCGCACTGGCACTTGCTAGAGCAGCTGCGGCGGCCGCTTTGACTTTGGTTTCGTCGGCGGAAAGTTCGGCGGGAATATCCATGAGGCGGCCTCGGGTAAGTGGGAGAGAGTGGGACGTGCGCCCCACTCTGCCCCTCACTTGAAGCCTCGACGTTGACCTGGGTCGCGAAGCGTCGCGAAATTTCCGGGCTAGCCAGGAATCACTTCGATAATGAATTTCTCCAGCACGATGTAGTCAGTCGCCACGGCGAGCTGTGGCTGAAACACAAAGTTTTGAGCTACGGTTGAATCGACCGCGCCGACCGTCGGTGCTCCCCCACTTAAGCCGGGACCAAATAGGCCCGTCCCGCCATCGTTAATTTGCGAATTGGTCACACCGCGATTGGCGAACGAGCGCGCCAGTGTTGCAGCTGGATTTGTCGTCACAATGATGTCGGCGGGCGAAAATGCCCCATACGTCGCGAAGACGGTTTTGTTATTCGCGTTGCTGGGAACCGTCATCGTGAATGAGTAGCGGATGATGCCATTGGGCCCCATCGAGTTTCCGGGAACACTGATGGACTGCGCGGTTTGCAGCGTGGTGACGCCCGCGTAGGCGCCGGGGCCGGTCGTCACGAATGCAGTGGGGCTTCCGGGAATGGCTGGTACGCCGTTCACATAGGTGTTGTTGAACACCTGGCCCACGGTCGCGCTCGCCATCTGGCAGTAGTACCAGCCAGCCGCAGACCCCGCGACGATCGCGTTGGCCGGCAGGCGGATATAGGCTTTCGCGTAAACCATCGGGAGCGCAGTCCCCAACGTGATCGCGCCGTTGTTCGCCATCGAACCCGTTGGCGCCAGGATGAAGGGGATCGCCGAGGCGGCAAGCTTGTATACGCTCGGCGCTGCCCATTTAAGCCCGAGCGCATTCGTCGAGTCGGCCGTGAGTACCTGAGTATCGGTGCCGACCGGCACGCGATCGGTGGCGACGTCGAAGCCGAGAAGATCCCCTTTGGTCGTGACTTGCGTCGCCCACTTGAGGCCTAGAGCCTGCGTGGAATCGGCCGTGAGCACCTGACCATTGGCGCCGACCGGCACGCGATCGGCGGCGCTGTCGAAGCCGAGAAGATCGCCTTTCGTTGTGACGTGCAGCGATTGAATTGCTGTCGTAGCCAGCGTGAGGGCCGCGAGCTCGGGTGCCGTCAGGTCCACGGAAAAGCTGCCCGCACCGACGATCGGAGACGCGCTGCCACCCAAGGAGAGCGTACTCGTCGTTAAGCCCACGGAGGTGACGGAGCCCACGGCCGGCGTCGCCCACTTCAGTCCGAGCGCCTGCGTGGAATCGGCCGTGAGCACCTTGCCATTGGCGCCGATCGGCACGCGATTGATCGCCGTGTCGAAGCCCACCAGATCCCCTTTGGTGGTGGCGTGCGTGGCGTCCGCCAGCGCGGCCGTCACCGCGGCATCGATCTTGTCCCAGGCATCATTGATGGGCACTTCGGGTTGCAGCTGCGCCGGGGCGAGATAGGTCAGCAGCAGATTCGGGGTCGTCGACGGCATAGAAAACTCCTTACAGGACGAGCGTGGCGATGCCGGGCGTACCGCGTCCGACGATGGCCGATAGTTGATAAATCTTCACGAAGATCGCGGTGGGTGCGACGAAGGGCGAGGCGCCCTGATCGGTGTGCTGCTCGGCGGCTAGGTAGGTTGCCGTGGGCGCACCCACACTCAGAGTTCGCAAGAAAACCGGCGGGCTAGCGCCCGAATAAATGTCGACCTGGTAGGCCTCGGTCGCTTCGCTCAACGGGATCTCGGTGCCCGAGGCCAGCATGCGCCCGAGGCGGCCGCGGCGGATCCACGTGATCAGAATGTCGGCGCCGACGTACGCGCCCTTGATGGCGACCGGCGAGAAGGGTTTCAAGGCCTCGGCGTTCCCCGTGAAGGCCGCGGTGAAGCCGCTCGCGAAGGTAGCGCCTCGGGAGACAACCGCATAGTTCAGGCTCACGCCGATCAGCGCTTGGGACAGCACAACGCGCGCGAGATCCCCGGTGGAGAGCATGACGAGCCGATCATTGGCCACGCTCGAACCGATCACATGTTCCGTGCCGCGCCGGCCGCGCAGCAGGCGCGAGAGCGTCCACTGCGCCGCGCTGACTTGAGTTGCGGTTGCGAACTGCACGATCTCCCATCTACCGGCATCGCCGATCGCCGCGGCGTTCGCGCCGGCGAGCACGGCCGCATCGGTGCGGCTTTCAAATCCCACGCTCGAGTTCGCTACATTCACGGTGATAACGGTCGCATCGTCCCAGGTGAAGGCCTGCGAGATCGGCAAGGCGCCCGCGATGGTGCCTAGGGTCGCCTCGGTCGCGATCACAGCGGGCAGCGCGGCATAGGTCACGCCGCCGTCGATCGACTGATACGCGATTGATCCGGTCCACTTGCCGACGGCAGCCTGGCGCTGTGCCGCGATGTAAAACCCCGGATCGTTATCCACATCGCTCAAGGCCGGCAGGTCCAAGAGCTCGAAGGTCGTGGGCGCGAGCAACGAGAGCACTTGCGGCACGCGCTGCGGCGGGGTCGCAACCGCGAAGGAGATATAGGCGCCACCGTCATCGCGCACACAGGAGAAACTTCGCAGCACGCCGGCGGCCGTCTTGTCGGTCGCGATGCGCATCCGCTGCAGCACGTTATCGACCGGCACGGCGATGCAGTCGGCGCACTCGAGCTCGAGCCAGGACTGATCAACGGCCAGGCTGTAGGTCGTACGCGCTGACCAGGCATCGGCCCAATTGATCTCCGCGCACTGCGCGGCCTGATCATCCAGCAAGCAGATCGGCGAGGAGATATCGACATCGTTCACCGCTTTGGTCGCCAGGCGAAACGGCGAATCCTGCTCGCCCACTTCGTAGTCGCGCTGCACCGCTTTGTAATGGAAGCGAATGCTGCGCGGCATATCCTCTTCCTGTGCGCGCACCGTGGTGATCGAGGGCGGCGGCACGGATCCGGTCGTGCCGTCATAGGCGCCGATGTCATCGATCGTGAGCGTCGCCACCACGGGCTTGCCGCGCGAGACAAATCGCATGACGGAGCCGCTGTCGACCGCATCGAAAAATGCCACCGTGCGCAATGGCGCGATAATCGATGAGCCGTTGGTGATCGTCGAGACCGAGTAGCCCGCGATCGTCACGCCATCCAAATCGCTCTTGTCGATCGCCGTCAATCCAGAGCGCGCGCAGACATCCTCGATGATCGCCCCGACGGTGACCGTTCCGACAAACGGCGGCGGCAGCGCGCCGTAGTCGACCCCCGGCGTGTGCAGAGCCGCGCGCGTGATGATCACTTTGCCATAGAAGCCGTGAATGACCTGGCCGATCCACATTTGGTTGCTGCCGATTTGCAGCGGTACACCGGCTGCTGTCAAAATCGTCGCCAAGTGTTGAACCGGCCCCGCCACGCCGTTCACAAACAACCCGATGTCGGTGCCCAAGCGCACGACCTCCACGAGCATGTAAGTGTTCAGAGGGATATGTGCACCCGTACCCGTGTCGGTGTCTGCAATCCACACGGTTGAGCCAGCCACCAGAGACCTGAATTCAAAGTAACCGGCGACGCCGAAGGTCTGGATGAAACTCATGAACCAGCCATTGCCGCCGGAATACGCCGAGGCCAACACGGGTCTGCCGCCGCCGCTCGGCGCGAGATCGAAATCGAGCCACATCTGGATCGTGAAGTCATCAGCAGTCGAAAGATCCAGTGGACCGCCCGGTGTGACCGCGATCCTCGCGCACTGCTCATTGCTGTCGAAATAATCCGTGTGCAACGCCGCAGTGTGGCCAGGCAGCGGGTTGCTGGTGTCGAGATGCGCATCGCCGATCGCTGTCACGATGTGGTGAGCCGGCGAGGAATCGGTGAAGATGGCCGAGCCGTTCGTGCCATCGAAATTCAGCAGCAGCGCCGCAGGAGCGGTTTGATACCCCGGCGAGCCGACGACGCCGGGAGGCCCCGGAAAGACCTCGAAGCGAAACGTCGGATGGCGCCAGCCTTGCGCCGTTTGCAAGAGGCGGTTCGGATAAACGATGTAGGCAATGCCACGAAATCCCGGGACCTGGCCGAACCCTTGCGTGGCCTCGATCGTCGGATCCGCGACTTGGAGTTCATCCCCGAAGTACAGGGTGAAGGTCTGCGCGTAGGTCGCGCTCTGGGCCAGGCGAGCAGCAAAGGCCGCATCGGTTTCCGCGAGCAACCCTAGATCGGCGTTCGCGGCTTGCTGCGGCCGGATGTCATAGACGATGGTGCCGTTCTCCCAAATCCTCGACACACCGCCGATGGGCCCGGCGCACAGACAAATCGCGATCGACTGGTTGTATTGAAACGTCTGTTGGGTCGGTCCCCCCTTGCCGCTGGAATTGTTCGAGCTCTGCACGAACGGCGCGAGCCACATGATTGTGCCCGCGACATCGGCGGTCCCATAAACCAGCGGCACGGCCGCGCCCACGCTCGCGGTGGTCGTATTGTTGTCCGAGATCTTCGGCCCGCTCGGCAGCGCGGTGGGAAAGAGCACGGAGCCTGCGCCGACGGCGAGGGTGAACCAGATCGGATTCAAGGTGTAGATGCTCGCGGCGAGACCGACGACATCGAGAACGATTTGACCGGCGTTACTCAAGGATAGGTCACGTCAGGCAGCGCCCAGATGCTCATCGTGCGCGCTATCCACGGCGGCCTATACCCATGTTCGACCACGCGCCCGACCGCTTCGAAGCAATGGATCATGCTCTCGCCGGTATAGATCGCGGCGTGCGAAGGATACTCGGCCAGCGGCCACTTAATCGCGAGCAGCACCGCGGGCTTGAGCGTGGTCTGCTTGCAGTGTTGGGCGAGGATATCGAGCAGCAGCGCTTGCGGCTCGCGGCCATAGTTGATCGGCAGCAGCTCGAGCGCCGTGACCGAATCGAGCTCGCCCAGCATGCCTGCGATGAAACCTAAGCAATCGCAGCTGATGCGTGTACGGCCTTGATGCCGGAACGGCACGCCGAGCCAGGCTCGCGCCTGCTTGATGAGCGCGGCCGGCGCGATCGCGACGGCGGCCGTCACAGCGAGGCCACCTGGGTCGGGCCCGCAAGAATCGCGTTCACGCCCGGAATGAACAGTCCGCCGCCGCGCCAGTTGACCATGTTGGCGTAAATGTTGATGCAGGTGTCCGGCTGCCGATTGCACCCGGGCGAGAGCGTGAAGGCATCGGTGTTCGCGGGAAACTCCGGAAAATCGTCCCAGGTCGTGAGCACGCCGCCGTTGACATTCGGATCGAGCTTCACCTCTCGAGAGAATCCCGTATTTGCGCCGCTCGTGAAAGTGAGGATGCCGCCTCGATAGCTGAACGGCGGGATTGGTGAGGCCTGCGCGAGGGAAACGGCGAACTGCTGGCGGCTGGTGACGGCCGTGACGGCGCCGGTGATGGTGATGGGAGCCACGTTGAACTTGCAGCGCGCGTCGCCGAATTTCACCACGGTACAGGTCGTGCTCAGCGACTCCATGATGGTCTGCTGCAGCAGCTGCCCAAGGCCGCGCACCTCCGTGGTGTACTTGAAGTCGCTGTCGCGCGTGATCGCGCCCAAGTAGCCGCCCTTGAATTGGAACGCGCCGTGCGCCGGCGCCTGCCAGTTGCATATTATGATCGCGACCGGCGCCATATCGAGAAGGCCTGCCTCGATCTCGTCCACCGTGATATCGAGAATCTCCGTGTGCGGATCCTCGGGCATCGCGCCTGAGACCTCGAGATTGTCGACCGTCATGTCGGAGTTGCTGACCACATCGCCGGCGGTGACGTTGGAGATCGCGTTGTAGGTTCCGGCAAGGGCGTCCGGCCAGTCGGACCCCGTAGGGATGGTGATATCAAGATCGTGCTCGGTGCCGCGGATCACGCGCCCGTTGCCCATCGAGATCGACCACACGAACGCAATCGATGTGACCGACTGCTGCAGGTCGGCGAGCAGCAGGGGCGGGATGCTTCTCACGGCAGCGCCACGCGCAGCTCAGCGAGTTGCACGGTCACGTTCTGCACGCGATGGTCCGAGATCTGCGGGTTCAATTGCGCATCGAAGCGCACCCACACATAGAACTCGCCGCCCCAGGCGCTCGGCGTGCCTGCGAAGCCGCCGCCCACGGTTAAGAGTCCCGTCGACTCGTCGATCGTCCACGATGAGGACGGTTGCAATGTTCCGGTCTCATTGGCGATCAGGATCGTGGCGCCGTTGGGCCGCAAAATTTCGCGCTGCTGGATGATCGAGCCGACGACGTACTGTTTGACGAGCCGCAGTTTCGGCGGCGAGTCCAGGCTCGCGATGATCGGCTGATCGGTCGCCTCCGGATCTTCCGAGAGCGAGCAGCTTTTGTAGTCCGACCAATCCTTGAAGCGAAACGCCGAGGACATGCCGCCCATCGCGTGCCAGAAGTGCAGTACCTCTTCGATGTCGGCCTCAGGCTGATCGCCGGTCGGCACGGCCGTGAACTTGCTCAGCGGCCGCGCCCATTTGCGATCGCGCCGCTCGAAGCCGCCCTCGCGCGCCGTGATCTTGACGAGATACGCGGGCTCCGCGGTGAAACCAAAGGTCGGGCAGGCCGGAAAGATCGGCGACATATCGGGTGTGATCATTGATTGTTCCGGCGGTTCGCTTGACCGATCGAGCGTGCGGCGGCCGCCGCGGTCTGCATCTGCGACTGTCTCGAGATCTGGCCGCTCGGCGCCTGGATGATGAAGTGGTTGGTCACGCTCACGCCGCCGCCCGCTTTCATCGGCACGATGTTCATGTCCTGGGAGCCGGAGTACGCAAGCTCGGGGCCTTCCTCGCCGACCAAGCCGACCTGGCCGGATGGGATCGTGCCGCCGCTCGCGTAGCCGCTTGCCGACAATGAAGCGAGGATATCGTCCGGGCCGCCCGTTGTCGCAATAGATGCATTTGCGCCTGACGATAGCCCGTTGCCGCCGCCGCCCAGAAATCCCGCGAGCATGCCCGAGAGGCCGCCGGCGGCGCCCCCAGTGCCGAAAAGATTCTCGGCAAAATTCTTGGCGATGATATTGACGAACTGTTTCTCGATGTCGGTGGCCATCGCGCGGATCGCCTGCGTGAAGGACTTCGCACCCGTGATCAGGTCGGCAAAATTATTCGCAAACGCTGACTCGAGGCCTGAGCGGATCGAATTCTCCAAGGCCTTCGTCTGCGTCTGCAGGGCGACCAAGGATGAGCCGAATTTCTTCACGCCGTCGACGAGCGCCACGTTCGTGGATCCGGATGTCGTCGCAATCGTCTGCTCCTGGGTGTTGATCGCCTGCAGCTGCATGAGCGCATTGGTGCGCGCGTCCGCGATCTCGTTGTCGCCGACGAGCTGCGAGACTTGCCCATTCGCAATTTTGGCGTTCAAGAGATCCACCTGCACCGACAGATCCGTGTTGATCTGCGAGGCCTTCAGGTTCAGCTCGTTGATTTGGGACTGCGCGTCGACCTGGCCGCGCTGTGCGGCGAGCTTGTCCAGGCCTCCAGTGTCGCCGGCGGCCGTCAGATTGGTCTTGAGCGCGCGATTCTGCAGATCGAAAGCAGACAACGCGGCCGCGTTCAAATGCCCGGTGAGCACCAAGGTCTGATCGTCGATCGCCTTGATCGCGTTATCGTCCTTGCGCTGCGTGATCGTCGCCTCGAGCGCCAGGGCTGTGTTGCGCGCTTTCTCACCCGCCGCGCCCATGCGGTCATAGGCTTTACCCAGATCCCCGGTGGTCAGCTTGTAGCGCTCGGCCGCCACATCGCCCGCCTCGTACAGCGTCACCTGATCTTGCAGCGAGTTCGTGACGGCATCGGTGGCCCTGGTATCGACCTTGAATTGCAGCTTGTCCGCATAGGACTGCGCCTCGACCGCGAGTTTCTTTCCTTCGTCGCCCGCGTTCTTGATCGCATCGGCGAGCGGCCCGAATTGCAATTTGTAGCGCGTGAGCGCGGCGCCGCCTAAGCCGAAGGCCAGCTCCTGGTCCTTGATGCCGGTGGTGTACTTCTCGAGCTCTTTGATCGCCTTTTCGCCGACGCCCGCGGCCGCCTCATTGGGCGCGGCTGGTTTGTTTTTATCGAGATACGCGAACAGCTCGTACTTGGCTTTGGCCTCCGCGATCTCTTCCTCGCTCTGCACGTGCCACAGCGCGGTGATTCGGTCCGCTGCCGTCTTTTGGGTCGCGACGTTATCCTCGCCGCTTTGTTTCCAGATCGTCGCGGCCTCGGAAAAATTGCCTTGCGCGGCCGCCACCGCGGCCGCGCCCACCGCTCCAAAGGATTGACCCAACTGCTGAAATTCGCTCACCGCTTCAATGATCAGAGTGGCGATGACCTTGACCGCGCCGACGATGACGCCGGCCACTTCGGCGAAGGCAGAGCCGCCCGATGATGCGGCCGAAAACTGGTCGACCAGCGTGTTCAAAACGGGCAGCAGTTGCGCGGCCAGCTGGTTGCCTAAGCCCTCGACGAGCGAGGTCTTGAGCACGGCCGCCTTCTGCGAGAATTCCTCGGCGGCGGCGGCGAGCTCGCCGGACATGACGATACCGGCCGCTTCGGCCTTGGCCCTGAAGTCATCGAGTCCGGCCGCGCCCTGGTTCAATACCGGGATCAAATTCTGTCCCTGGCGCCCGAGCAGCTGCACGGCGATCGCCACCTTGTTGGGTCCGTCCGCATAGCCCTGGAATTTGGTGGCAACTTCCGCAAAGATCGCATCGGCGCTCTTGACGTTGCCGGACGCATCGGTCACCGAGATGCCCATCGACTTGAACGCCGCCGCGGCCTTGCTGCTGCCATCGCCGGCGGCCTGGGCGATCGAGACGTTCAGTTTCTTGAACGCCAAACCCAAATCGTCCTGCGAGAGTCCGGAGGCGGCCGCGGCGAGGCTCAAGGCGGACAGGTTTTCGACCGCGATGCCGGAGGACTGCGCCATTTTATCGAGCGAGGCGGCGCTTTCGATGCTCGACACGGAGAACTCCACGATCTTATCGATCGTGAAGGCGGCCGCGAATTTCTCCCCCAGGTCCTTCAGCAGATTGGTCTGATCCTTGGAGAACTGCGACAGTTTGCCGGTGGCCTGATCGAGCGCCTTGATGTAGGAGCTGTTGTCCGCCTGCATCCTAACGACGAGCGCCGCCAGATCCGTCATGGCTTCTTACTCAAGCGCTTAGGCCGCCGGCGGCCGCGCTCTTCGTTCGCCGCCATCGCATTCAAGGTGGCCAACAATTTGGCGCGCGCGCGCGCGTCGACATCCACTTTCGGCCGGAACAGAAAATCATCGATGTTCAAATTCGTGCCCTCTTTCACGTGTGGCCTGAGCAGCTGCGTGACGATCAGCGCGGCGTGCATGTTGTCGCGCAACGTGCCCCACGGTTCCTCGGCCCAGTACATCGACCAGCGCTCTAGCTCGCGCGCCGGCAGTTCGTCCAGCTCACCGAGCGAACGCCCGAGCAGTGCGCCGAGCCGATGCTCGAACAGCTGCTCGGGCGTCAAGCGTTTTTTGAGGCTCCATCCTCCGACGCATCCGGATCCGGCGCCGGCGGCTTGCCCAACCGGTATGCCTCATCGGCGATCGCCTTCAAGATCATGTGCGGCTCAGCCGCTGCCGCGGCCTCGGAGGCGAACTTCGGCTCGACCGTGCACGCGAAGGCGAGATACGCCTCCACCGTCTCGGTCTGCTGCTCGCGCAGGCGCTTGCGCACCTCGCGCATGACGCGCCCGTTGATTTCGCTCACCTCGTACGCCACGCCCCGAACGGTGATCGTGTTCGTCAGCAGCGCACTGCTCATGAGCGCACGATTTTCCCGGTGATCTTGCCGATGAACTTGATGACGTTTTGCTTCGCCACCTGCGGGTCCAATTCCCAATCGAGCATGGCTAGGGTCATCTTGAACACGCGAAACGGCGAGGAGCCATCGACCTGGATCTCGACGTTGCGCTTAACCTTGTTCTCGACGTCATCGATCAGCCCTTCCTGCAGTGCATCGTCCATGACGTAATTCGCGCCGAAGGTCACCTGCTTGCCGTCGGAGAGGCCCGGAATATATTCCTTGGTGCCGTCGCTGCAGAAGGTGGTCACATCGATCAGCGCGTTCGAGGTGCCGACGCCTGAGATGGTGTCGACCTCGCAATAGCGCTCGAAAGTTTCGGGCGATGCGCCGTCGCCGATCGCCAAAAAGATGCCCCCGACGAAGGGGGTTTTGGTCTCGTCTAACATGGTCAATCCTCCAGATACCAGAAGTTATAGAGCTGAACTACTCGAATGACCCCTGGATCGGGATCGCTCAACGGAAACTCATTGATCAGAAAAACCTTCTTGACGGTCGTCTCGCCCATCGAGCCCGAAAAATTCCGGAACAGAAGCTTCAACGCCTCTGCCACCTCCCAGGTATCGTCGCCGTCGATCCCAAAGGAATCGATTTGCATGTCCCCGGACACCAGCGGCGAGACGCCGCAAAACAGTTCCTGCCGGGCGGTATGCACGCGCTGCACGTTCACCGAAGGCAGCTTAGAGCCAGGCTCGCGGATCAACCCATAGACGCGCGCGGCGACCAGCGCCGCGATAGTCGGCTCGGCGGTGAGAAACGTGCGCAGGTCGGTCTCGAGCCTCATGTGGTTTTCGCCGCCCTCTCGACCGATCCGGCGATGCTGGCACGAAACGCTTCCTCGCAATCGGAGCGCGACTCCAACAGCGCGCGGCGGATCCACGGCTGCGCGGCCATCTTGTGCGTGCCGAGCTCGATAAATTGCAATGCATAAAATGCGAGCTTGCGCACCCCCAAGATCCCGCTCGCGATATTTTTCGCCGCGTTGATGGTGGAGATCGTGCGCAGCGCGGCCTTCGCATAGCCATAGTTCACCAGCAGGCCGTTCGAGAGCCGATGCGGCTCGGAGCCCACCGGAATGAGCGACTGGGCCAAAGTAAGCGCAGGCTTAATCCCGGCCTTAACCGCACGGCGCAGCGCCCGGCCTTCTTCGAGCGAGCTCAGCGCGTTCAGCTGCTTGGTGAGGGCCGCGACGCCTTCGAGGGTGGACGGCCCGCTCATGCGGTCGCTCCCGTTCGATAGCCCGCCGCGTCGCGCAGTGAGCAGGTGAGCTGCAGTTCGACGCGAAGATTGATGTCACGCACCGCGCCCATCACGTCGTAGTACTCATATACCGGCGAGGATTCGCCGGGGTTCGTCAAGTACTTCAAACGAAAGGTCGACGGGCCCGCGCCGGACATGCCCGGCCGGTAGCGGATCCGGATGCGCGTGATCACGGAGCGCTCGATCGCTTGCGCGAGTTGATTTTCGTACGGCTTCCAATCATCAATCGCGAAGCACACATTTTCCGCCCACAGTTCGTACTCGACGCTCGGCGCGCCGGTCGAATCGGTGCCTGGTACTCGCCGCTCGATGTTGCAGAAGTGGCGCAGCTCGCCCGATTGCGTGGGCCGTATCTCGCGACGTTTCACCTTGCCCCCTCGCCACCCGACGGAAGTGTCGGCAATGGTCGTGGCGAGGGCGCGGCCATCTGGGCCGCCCGGGCTGGCGTCGTGGTGGTGTTTAGAATGGCGATGGTGGCGGACGCCTTTCTCAGGCGTAAGGCCCGCGTGAGACCGGCTCGAACTTTGCCGCACAGACGGCAGCTCATACGCCCATCCCGATGCGATAGGGAAAGAGCATGTCGGTGCTGGTCTTGTCGAGCAGATCCCAGTTGTCGGTATTGCGATCGAACAGCAGCTCGATGCGCATCAGGATCGCTTCCTTGACATCGCGGCGCAGCGACTGCGAGTCGTCCCGCAAGATCGGATTGTTGCGCCAGAAATTTTGCCAGGTGCGCTCGTCCCAATGCTCGCGGCCGTCTACGGCGACATCGAGGCCAATGCCCTCCTGCTCCGGACCGGTGAAGGATGGGGAGTCTTTCGGCTCCGGCAGCGGCACGGCCGATTCATCGCTTGGGCTGCTGAGCTCCATGAGCTCGCCCAAACTTCGGCCGGTGAAACTCTCGGCCCAGTCGATCGCAGCGCCGATCAATCGGTTGATGCGCGCATCGTGCATCGTCAAGCCTTCATCGATCGATAGCTGTTCCTTCGCTTCGATGAGCGAAATGTAGGGGTTCGCTGCGCTCGGGCTGCTCATCGATAGTGTTCCCTAATCCATGAATGCTTGCGTTGCATGAGCGGATCCCAGGGGTCCACGTGGCCGTGCATGATCACCATTTTCGCGGTCGGCGGCAGCATGCCGCCGCCTGGCAGAACTTGGTTGCGGTAGGAATATACGCCGTCCGCTTTGGTAAATTTGGCTTCGTGCGGCCCGAGGCACGCGCCGATCCACGCCTGATCCGATCCGATGTACTGCAATTTCAGACCCAAGAGTGGCGAGATAAGCGGGTTGAATTGCTCCCACAGTTGGGTGCGCGTGCCGGCGGTGTGCTGGATCAGGCTGCCGTTGTAGGGCGTGCCGCGCGCGGTGTCGCCGTACATTTTTAAATCGAGATCGTGATCGAACAGCGCGGTAATGTCGCGGCAGATAACGACGTCGAGGTCGATCGAAACGAAGCGCTTCCCGATGAACTCCGCTGCCTCGCTCGAGAACATCTTCAGGCGCCGATAGCAGCTGGGATTTCCGCGACCGTGCGGGCTTGGAACTTTGGCGTAGTCGCTCCACAGTTTGATGATGCGAACCTTCGGTGAGATTCCGGCCGGGTCATCGGTCACGCACACCAGTTCGAAGGGCTTCGCGTAATGGCGCGAGAGCATCGAGTGCAGCACGTTGACGGTGGCGGGTTCGAACTTCGATCGATAGCCCACCGGCGGTTTCCATTTCCAGCAGACGAAGATCATCGCTTCTTGCCCAACGAGTAGCCGATGCACACGCTCACGGGTAGATCTGCCGGTATGGGAACGAGAGGCGCAGCGGTTTCCAATCCGGGTCGCGCTCGCGCTGCGCCTTGATGAGCGGCAGGTTCAACGCATCCTCCGGCTGCTTGCGAAGGTAGGTCGTGGTCGAGGCGTCGGGGATCACGCTGCGGGGGACTCGGATCAGCACCTCATCGAGCATGACGACCTCGGCACACGCCGCGGCGCGGTTGCGAAAGTCCGCGTCGGTGCCATAGAAGCCGGCGAAGCGCTCATCATAGCCGCCGATCCGCTCCCAGGTGTTGCGGGTCATCAGCCAGCTGTTCGGGTGCGGCTTGTAGGGTGTCGTTTGCGGGTCGGAGCCTGGCGGTTCAAGTGTCTCGCGCGAGAAGCGATAGACCACGCTTTTGGAGAGCTTGCGAGCGATGATCCGCTCGAAGGTTTCCCGTGGAACCAGGTGGTCGATATCGGTCAGAAGCAGCCAGCGGGTGTCGGCGTGGTGCGCTGCGATGTTGCGCGCAGCGTCTTGATTCCAACGGATATCTACCCCGATCTTGAAGATCTCCAAGGGGCAGCCTATCGGCTCTCCCTGTGCGTCGCCGTCCGGCGATCCATCGTCCACCACAATGACGGCGAGCTCCTCCTTGAGCGAGTCTGGGAGGGCCCGTAGGCGCTCCAGATGCACTTTGAGCATGCCCGCGTTCAGGTAATACGGCAGGCACAGAGTCAGCTTGCGCATACGGCCTCGAGCGCCCGGCGCGTGATCTGCGGAAACGGCAGATGCGGCTTCGGATAGGGCAGCGGACCCAGGCCCTTGGTCGCGATGAAGGTCTGGATACCTGCCTCGCGCAGCTGCGCGGCCGCGCCGTCGAACTGCTTCGCCCACACGTCCAGGCGCGCGGCCCCGGTGGAGCTCGCGCTCCACGGATACGGCGGAAACCAGTGCGCCTCGCCTTTTGGCCCGCGCGCCATGTCGAAGCCGACCAGGTACAGCGTGCGCGGCCGCATCTGATAGGCGAGGTTCAGCGCACAGAAGCCCGAATGCGTGCCGTTCAACGTGCCCGGCGTATCGCAGAGCTCGGTTGATTGGTGATCGTTCTCGAACGGCGTGACCCAGGGGCACCCGGTGAGGTCGATGTTCATCAGCGTGCGCCGGCGGAGCCACGTCGGCTTGCGAAGTCCGCGCAATTGATCCATGCGATTCTCGGCCCACAGCCGATCCATCGAGACGATGACATCTACGTGCGGCACCAGCAGGCCCGCGTCATTCACGCCGATGATCGTGCCGGGAAGTTTGCCCAGATCAAATTGCGAGGCTGACCAGCCGCCGGCCACGATGGTGATGGGCCCGTTCACCTCGCCTCGTATCGATGCGTCTCGGATTTTTCGCCGTACCACACCATGCCCAGATGCTTGAAGTGGCTGGATAGCAATCGCATGGTGTTGTAGCGCTGCTCGGCCGCAGCATCGTCATACATATTCGCGCGCCGGCCGCCGCGGATATCGACGATGAGCATCGTGTGCCCCGGCTCACAGGCGCTCAACACCAAATCGAGGTGTCGTTCGGGTTCGATGTGGAAGCACCAGGATTTGAAACTCACGATCAGATCGTATTTGCGCACCGCTTTGCGATTCGGATCGTTGGCATCGATGAAGTCGAAGTGCTTGACGCCGTTCAGCGCCAGAAAGTGACGCGCGACCTTCATATTGTTGAACGTGACGCTGTGCGAGGTGACTTGCGGAGGATCATCGACGCCATCGAGCAGCGTGACCTGGCACTCGCCGCCGTAGTGATCATTGAGCATCGCATCGATGCCGCCGAGGCCCGATCCCACGTCCAGAATCGAGCTGCACTTCTGCGGCAGGAGCCCCTGCAGGTGCTCGAACTCATTGCACAGCACCTCGATATATTTTCCGCACCAGGTCTGCGGATCGCCCTTCATGTCATCGAGCGCACCGCGCTGCAGGACCAGATACGCGAACGCATCGTTCGAGATATTCAAGGATTCCAGATTCATGGCTTGTGGGCCCAGACGGTGAGGCCCTTGCGCATTTCGTGGCGGCGAATATTCCACCCCTGCGCGCGCAGCTGCGCGAGCCACCAGGCCTCATCGTGCAGACTGATGTGCGCGTTGCGGCCATCGGGCAGGATCGCCTTCGCGGGGCGCGTCGATATCACGAAGTACGCGGCCTTGCCGGTCAGGTCGAAAATGTGCCGCATCACATTTTTAAGTTTCTCGGGCTCGATGTGCTCGAGCACATCAGTGCAAACCACGAGCTCGCAGGGCTTGGGCATCATCGAGCTGCCCGGGATCCCCGGATCGTACAGACTCACCCGCCGAGGCTTCATCGCCGGCGCCAACGATCCGGTGCCGCAGCCATAATCCAAAATCGTCTTCGCGTCGATCGCCGCGGCCAGCAGCTCGACTTCAGGCGCGTGACTCTTGCCCGCGTTGCCCCATTTTTGCGTGGCATGCATCGTTGTGAGCAGCTGCCGATAGGGGAAAGAGGCGACGTCATCGGCTCCAAACTGGTAAGCGCCCGCGTGTTTCATAAACATTCCTATGTGGCCCAGGTCGATGGCGTGGAAGCCCTGTATCGCCAATCTATAGGCGAGCACGGTTGCGGTAACGCCGAGGCAAAGCAGAATGCGGCCGTTCGTCATCTCACCGGTTGCGACGCAGATTTGCCGCTCGAGCTCATCAATTTCCGCGTAGGCATGTTGTCTCGGCCCGATCACTTCGGTCACGGAGAGAGCATCGGCGCCGATCATTTCTTTCGTTATTGATTTTTTCTCAGCTCCGCCGTCTTTCGCGGTGCCGACCACGAGCACCACGTCGACGCCCGTCCACAGCGCGCGCACTTTGGCCCAGTAGTCCGGCCGGTCGATCCATGGCGCGTTGTCGGGCCGCGTGATGAAGGCGCTGCCGTAGACCTTCGCGCCGCAATACTTGACGTAGCGTTCCTCGGTGTAGCGGATCCAGCTCACCTTGCGCGGGCAACCGTTGAAGATGTTGGGCAGGCACACGATGCACTCGCCCGGGTGCAGCAAAATATTCTGCAGCTCGCGCGCGAGGGCCGGATCCGCACGCTGCGAGGTGCAGCCGCCGCCCACCGCGCAGCGCCATTCGCCATCGCCAAAGCGAGCGATCGATTTCGTGGCGGCGAGCTCGATCGTCACGTCTTCCGATAGTATTTCCGGATACTTTCTCAAGACTCGCCCCAGCTCGAGAGCACGCCGCGGATGATGTTGGTGGCGAAGATGAACAGCGTCACGCCGGCGCCGGCGAGCAGCGATCCCAACAAGAGCATCAGGAATCTCATAGCACCGCCTCGATCGGCTTTTGCGGGAAACAGGTGAGCGCCGTCTTGCGCGTGCAGTTGATCACCTCGATGTTGGCGCGCGCCAAGTCTTTCGCCAGCACGTTCATCGCTGTAATCCACGCAGGATACGTGCCGCCGTTGCCCAGGCCGCGCGGGTGATCACCGTGCCAGTGGGCCTTGCCGCTGGTGCGCTGGAAGTCGAATCCCAAGAGCAGAATCCGGCGCGCGCCGAAGAGCGCGGCGAGCGACATCGCCTGGTAGCCGGAATTTTGGCCCTGGTGAATGAGCGTTGGATCGGCCGACAGTCCGGGCCGGTCCATGCCATAGATCCAAAGCAGGTCGAACTGATCGCGCGCGCGCTCAGACGTGGTCCACATCTCACCGCGAAATTGCGTGGCGACTTCGCGGAAGTACTGCACCCACCAGGTCGCATCACACGCATACAGCACATCGGCCCAGGGGGCGGCGCGAAAGGACGTATTGACCGCTATCGATTTGCACTTGCCCCGGACGAACGCGACGTCTTGCGCCGTGAGGCTAGGCCCGCTCGCGACGATGACAACGGTTTCACCTCGCCAGCGTCCGGCGGGTCCTCCGAGCTTGGGCGCGGCGGATCCTGCGGCTGCCGGTTCCCCGATGTTGCTGGCGCGCGCGGGAATGACTGGGTGCGCGCGGGCTCTAAAGGGTCGGGGATGATTTCGATCAGGCCTAGGCGCAGCAGATCGCTCGCGTAGGCCTTCTCGGAACTGAACCTCGATCCGGAGCGAATAAATCCGTACTGCGAGCTCTTGAACGATCGCAGCGCTTTGCATTCTGGCATGTTGGACTCTCCTGCCCGGGCGGCCGACGTTATCGGACCCACCCGGGACTTCTCGTCAAGGAATCGACTAGTGCGTGCTCTCGCCCGCGGGTATCGCGCCATAGACCAGCGCCGCCGGCCGCGTGACCGCGAGCGCCAGGCGCTCTTCGGCGAGCACCGTCACCAAGTTGCGCACGAAGTTGTCCTGATCCTCGTTGCTGACCAGGATCTGCGCCTGCTCGCGATCGAACAGCGTGGTCGCGAGCTTGAAGGCACCGACCAGGAAGTCCCCGGGCTCCATCGAGAAGGCCTGCACCACGGGCAGTCCCCACAGCATGCCGGGCGTCGATTGCGTCGGGCTCGCGATCATGTAGCGGCCAAGAGAATCCTTGGTGAGCTCAAGATCGTGCCAGTCGGTCGGACTCATGACGATGCCGGTCGACGGATAGAACGCCAACTGCACCTGCAACATGGCGTGGCGGATCACATCGATGCGCGTATCGGCCGGCCGATGGAACGCGCTGCTGAAAGGCGTCGCCTGCGGGACGAGGCCAAACAGATTGTCGCCGGTACCGTCGCCGAAGAGGATCTGCTGTTCCTCGATCAATTTCAGGCCGAAGGTTAAGCGCCCGTTGATCAGCGAGGCCAGCTGCGGGAAGTCGGCGAGGATCTGCTTGGTCGCTTTGATCCAGTGCGCCAGGGTCTTGACCGCGACGTCTTTGCGCACGTAGGTGATATCGGACTGCGGCTTCAATCCGCCTTCCGAGACCGGGCCCGCTGCATTGGTGAACAGCAATTCCTGCACCCACTCGATCAAGTTGGCGCCGGTGGTCGCCGTATCCAACAGATCCCGCATGGTCAGCGGCTGAAACGGCGGAATGACTGGAGTCGGCAGGAACTCTGGGAACGCGCCGGCGCCGCCGGTGATGGTCGTGATGTTCTTGCACTGGAATGGCGCCATCGCGCCTTTGAGCGAGCCGCCGCGCTTCGCAAATTCCTTCCACTGCTCGGACTCGATGAACTGCTCGCCCAGAGATTTCTGGCGCGCGCCGCCGCCCGGCATTCCGCGCGTGAGAATCTTTTGCTCCAGATCCAGGAGCCGCGCATCGTTCGCCGCCTTTTCGGCTTTGATGGTCTGAAATTCGGCGATCATTTTCGCGCCGTCGGTGTTCAGCTTCTCGACGGCGAGTTTGACGCCCTCCTGCACCGTGCCGAACGTTTTCACGTTCTCTTCGACCGCTTTGATCACATCGGTGACCTTCTTGCCGTGCGCCTCGAGCTCGACCTTGATCGCGGCGCGCAGCGCGTCGGCTGACGCAGAGTCGGCCTCGGCCCAACGGCCGGAATAAAAATAGCTATCCGTCTCTAGAACCCGAGACGTGGCCATGTCGATCACGCCGCGCGTGATCACTCTTCGTAGATTAAGCATGGGGGATTTCCTCTTACAGTTGGATGGGATGCTCGCGAATCAGCGCCAATATCGAGTCGACGTCATGACTGTCATGCCTGTCGCCTTTGCTCTCGTCAGCATCACGCTGTGCTAGCAATCGCTCCAAACCATATTTGGCTACCACTTTGGCTTGGCTTCGAGAAAAACTCCCGGCCTCTCGCAGGAAGTCCTCAAAATCGGAAAGCGTCGGCAGGTCGCCGGCCGCCAGTAAAGATTTCACCGATGTGATCGTGGCCTCGGTGTTGGCCGGGAAGGTCGCGAAGCTGTACTCCCACAAATCGATCTTGATCAGCTTGTTGACGTTGGTTTTGCCGTCGTACTCTTCCTCGATCGGGTCGTAGCCGATCGACAGGCCGCGCACGACCTTGGCTTTGGCGAGCGCGAAGGCCTCGCTCGCCTGCTGCACGTCCTTGACCAGCAGCTGACCCTCGACGTATAGGCCCTTGCCGTCCTCGTTGATCGCGGTGGTCGCGCCGATCGGCGAGGCGCTGTTGTGCTGCCAGAGGATCGGCGGCATCGCGTCCTGCGCTTTCCAGCTCACCAGGGAATCGGCGAACGCGCCCGGCATGACGACGTCGCGGTAGGCATCCGCGTTGCCGAATACGGAGGCGTAGCCTTTGAAGGTGCCATCGTCCTTGATCGCTTTGAAGGTGAACGGAACCTGGCGGTGTTTCAGTTTCATGGGCTAATACCTTTGGGCGGCGGCGGCGTCGCGCCCGGTGGGAAAATATGGATCGGCGCCGGCGGCGCATTGCCCAGCTTGTCGATCGGGATCAGGTTCGATTGCACCGTGAGCTCGTCGCCGCCGGGCCTCGGCGCCAGATGCTCCTTGCAGCGGATCTCGTTGCGGGTCATCACACCGTTCTGCGCGAAGGTCGAGTACAGCGCGGAGCGCGCGGCCGAGTCGGCGGCGAGCAAATCATCGAGATCAATGGTCGCATACAGGCTGGTCGAGTCCTTGACCGCGATCAGCGAGCGGGCAATTTCCTGCTGCAACCCGACGCAGTAAGAGCGCAGCGACAGCGCGCCCCAGCCGAGCATCAACTGCTCGATCCCGGATCCCCAGGCCGTGACGCCGGCGGCGGCGTGCCCGACGAGCACCGGCGGCACTTGGAACCAGCGGCAAATATCCTCAACCGAGTACTGCCGCGAGGCCAGAAGCGCCACATCCTGCGGATTCATGGTGATGGGTGTGAAGCCCAGGCCCCCTTCCAGGATCATGTTGCCGCCCGATTCAGGTCCGCCGGTGACGAACTCCTTCAGCGACGTACGCAATTCGGCGCGATTTTTCGGGTTCAAGTACTTGAGCGAGGTGATAAATCCGCCCGATCGCAGCCCGTTCTTGAACGTCTCGGAGGTCGCATCGTCAGCGGCGCGCGCGATGCCCATTGAGTGGCGCGCATATTCGATGCGCGAGAGGCCGACCAGGCCATCGAGCGTGCGGTCTTTCCAGTGAAAAATATCGTCGGCCGCGAAATCCGTGTCCTCGAGCGGCGAGTAGTAGCGATAGCGGATCACGTACTGCTTCGGGTTCGTGTTCGGGATCAGCTGCCGATACGGGACCATGTACTCGGGTCGCAACGGGTCGAGCGCGATCACTTGATTCTGGCTGTTGCGCGTTTTGAGCGCGTAGCCGTTGCCCCACAGCTGCTCGGAAGCGACGATGAATTTCCAAAAGCTCACCGCCGACATTTGGCTGTTCGGCTTGCTGTTGAGCACCGTGTAGAGGGGCACATCGAAGGCCGGCGCGCCATAGTCGATGTTGTTCGCCGCGCGCCGATTCAAGATGAACGGCAACGAGGAGACAACGCCCGATTGCAACCAGACGCAGCCCCATACCGTCGAGAGCGCGAGTGCGGTTTGCGGCGTGACGATGGTGCCGGTGCCGGCGCGCGCCGAGTTGATAGGAGGGCGGGCCTGGCCGCCGGCGGCCACGGGGTAGAAACCCCCGCCACGCGTGCCCAACCCGAAATCGAAAAAGCTGCCGAAGAACTCCGCCGTTTTTTGCCGCCAGACCGGCCGAGCCGCGGCCTGCATCACGCTATGACCGGGCTCGAGAAGAACCCGGACGCGTCGCCCTCAATCTCCTCCGAGGCGGCCAGCCCGAAGGCCATCAAGAGCGAGCACATGCCGTCGATCTTGTCGGCGCTGCGCTTTTTATCAGGAGCCAAATTCTTGTTTGCATCGGTTCTCGGTACAAGGTTGGCGGCGTTCCATTGCAGGATCGGGTTGCCTGCGTGGCGCAAGCGGCCCGAAATATACGCTATCTCGCAGGCCTGCATAGCCGGGTTGTAGGAGCGCGGACCCTGGATGAACTTCTCCATCGGCACGCCGGCCTCGGCTAATTCGAGGGCGAGTTGCGTCGCGTTCCACTGATCGAACGCCACTTTTATCGGGCTGAAACGCTCCCAGTCCTCGATGATCGAGTCGCGGATGATGCGATAGTCGACCGCATCGCCGTCCGTTTGCGTCAAGAGTCCTTGCTGGATCCACCCGGCATAATTTACCGATCGACGCTCGGTGCGCTGCTTGACGGCGAACTCCGGCACCCAGAATCGTCCCCACGTGTAGTAGATATCGTCTTTGAGCCACAGCAAGCGCCAGGCGTTCATGTCGCGAGTACTCGCAAGATCGAGGCCGCCCCAACAAGGGCAACCGACGAGCTCCTCGAGCGGCACTGCACCCGCGCATTTTTTCCAGCGGCGCAGGTCAATCCAGCCTTCGGCCGCGGCCGCCTGGCGATTCAAGCGCTTGATCTGAAATTCCGACAGCGCGCCGGGCTGCGCCTTGGCCTCGATCGCGTACTCCTGCATCTTTTTCAGTTGTATCGACACGCCGAGCATCGGGTTGGCCTTGATCCATTTCGTCTCGTCGAAATCGTCGTCGTCCTCATCGAGCGCGTAGTAAATCACCAGCATGTGGTCCGCCTCGATCACCTCATCGAGCACGTGGAAGGCGAAGCCGCGGATCTCAGGCCAGGGCCCGGGCGTCTCGTAGCCCTCGGTCGTGGTGTACATGAACAAGGGATCGTTGCGCGCGCCAACCGCGGAGCGCAGTACGTCGAACAGGTCGCGAGTCTTGTGCGCGTGCAGCTCATCGAAGCACAGCGCCGAGGGGTTCAATCCGTCCTGGGTCGAGGCCTTCGAGTTGATCGGCAGCAGCGAGCCGCCGACTTCGTAGCGCACGATCGAGTTCGAGAAGGCCTCCAGCGTGAAGGCCTTCTGCAGCCCAGGGCTTTGCTGCACCATGCGCTGCACGATGTGGAACACGATGCGCGCCTGCCGGCCGGTCATCGCGGCCGAGAGCACCTGCGGCCCGTTCTCCGGCTCCATGCAAAAGACGTACAGCAGGATCGCCGCGGCCAGCGTCGACTTGGCATTTTTTCGCGCGACGCAGTACAGCAGCGTGGTGAAGCGGCGCGCGCCATCGTGCCGGCGGAAGCCGAAGAGTTGCACGACCAGGAACAACTCGCACGGCTCGAGCGTGAGGGTCTCGGTCGACCATTGGCCCTCGACATGCGGCAGGCGCTCGATGAATTTGCAGGCCTTGATGGCCTGGTTCGGGCTCCACAGGAAGGGCGGGCGCTTACGCTGCGAGGCCTTCAGGTCCCGAATGAAGCGCCGCGCGGCCTGGCGCATGCGCTTGCCGAACTGCAATCCACGGGTATCGGCGATCGCTTCCTCGGCGTAGACGATCGCCTCGAGAATGTAATCCCTAGACCGGGAGGTCCTTGAGGTCGTCGAACGGGGTTTGCGACTTGCCTTTGCGCTTTTGGGCGATTGAGACACGAGACCTCGAGGACGGAGAGAAGCCCATTTCAGCGGCCGCGCGCATCATCAGCGCGGCCTGCCGGTTCATCACGGAAACGTACGGGCTCTGCATCGGCGCGCCGGTGACCGGCGTCTTGATCAGCGCGCCATACTTTGAAACCTGTTGCGCGGCGTGCGCGTGCATAACCTTCGCGACGACCCACACGATGAGCATCGATTTATCCAGCTGCTTGAGCAGGCCCGGCGGCGCCGCCGCGATCGCTTCCGACCATTCCGCACGCTGAGCATCATCAAACCAGGTCGGCGGTTCGACGATGTCGCCTTGCGGAAGGGGTTCGTCTTCGTTGAGCGGTCGGTGGCCAGGATTGCCCGTGACGATTTTGAGCCAGTTGGGTTTTGGCTTGCGACCCGGCGCCATTTCAGAGCCCCTCCCGATTGCGATTTCGAGAGACCCCCCCTGTTTTCAATTCGCGCGTGCAAATTAACGCCGTAGGACGCGCTTCCCCAACCGGAGGCCCACAGTTCGCGCCCCCCCTACCCCGAGGAAGGGTGCCACACCCGCGCGCCCTATCGACCGAGGCGCGTCGCGCCGCTGCCTCGATGCGTCGCTTGGGTCCGTTGTGGCACGGGTTGCACAGCGACTGCCAGTTGTCCTCATCCCAGAACAGCACGGGATCGCCTTCGTGCGGGATGATGTGATCGACGCACTGACACGGCGTGACCTTGCCGCGCTTGAGGCACATCTCACACAGCGGATGACGTTGACGGTAGTCTGCCGCGCGCGCGAGCCATTCGTTTGTATAGCCTTGCTCTTGGCGCGTGCCGCGGCGCTGGTAGTCCTCACGCGCGCGGGACTGCGGCGTCGGTTGCCCGAGCACGCGGTGCGTCTTGGGCATCATCGGCATTTAAGGTTTGTCGGGCTTGGCGACAGCGGCATCGATCAACGCATTGGCACACTCGAGACTCGCACGTGCTATCGCAGCGGCAGGAGTTCGCGCACTATCGCCGCGCGCGATCGACACAGCGGCGAACAGCGCAGACAGCGCCAACAGAATCACCTGATCGGGATCCTCGACATTGATTCGACCAGGCTTAGCGGGTTTGCTCATTCATCGCATCATAGGCGCGCGCGTAGTAGTAGTCCCGAAAATCGCCCAAATCGCTGAAATTCGGCAGACTCATTTCCTCGATCCGCACCACGACGCAACCGTACGGCGGCTTCATCGCGCCTCGCGAGACCATGATCAAATCGACGAACTTATCGTCCAAAATTACGCCCGATTTGGTGAGTGCATCGAGCACGGTTTTAACGCGATTATCGATGTCGAAGTCGCGTGAGTTCGGCGCTCTGCATTCAATCGCGACGGCCAGCCGATCCTTCGTCCAGTGGCGGCGGATCCGGTGCTCGAGCACGCGATCGTTAACGGCCTTTTGATACGAGCGATAGTCCTCAGAGCGATGCACTTCGCCGCCGACGGAGCGCCAAGCGTGATTCGTGCTCGGCGGCCACGGCAGTTCGAAAGTGATGTTCACGGCGAGCCAATTCCATAGGCCTTTTGCAGCAGCGCGTCGAATCGGCGCATTGCTTCCATGCGTTTGGCCATCGGCAGCTTCAGATCGCTGAATATCTTCGATTCGTACTGCAGCTTTTCATATAGCGCCATTTTTTCTTCGAGCGTGAGATGGCTAGACATTTTGCGGCGGCTTGAAGTCGAGGTTCGGCCGCCGGCGGCCGCAGACCTGGCACTCGTAATAGTGCAGGCCTGGGCCGTGCGTATACGCGACTTCGGCGTGGCTGCGGAAAGCGCAGTACAGAAGAAAGCAGTACCAGCGATGCCACATCAGCTAAGCATCGGCTCGAGACACACGGAATTTATGTATTTGCGCGAATGCGTCGTTGTATTCGCAGCCTAAAAATACTCGACGGTTAGGTGCGGCGCATAGAACCTTGCGAGGATCGCTTTCGACTGTTCCGGCAAATCGGCACATGCTATGGGCAACTGCGCTCCCGCATAATTGTTCCGCTGGACATTCCTCGGTCGTCAGCCGGTCGTGTAGTAGCCTGTCGCTGTAGCCGACGCTCCACGTCTTCATGCAACGACGACATCCCCATTGCTGGACCCCGGAACCTTCAACCGGAATTGCGGCCGTAAATAGGTCGTGCTTCATGATTCCACGGCCGACTGCTTCCGAGTAGGTTGCTTTTGCCGCCCGATTGATACGCGCATATGCACCCACTTGCCGCCGCGCATTTCCCATTGCTCGAAGGTCATCCCCTCGCGCATCAGCCGCCAGAAAAGCCAGCTCGTGAATCGGTTCATAGCAACTTATCGTAAGCGGGCGGTTGGAGTCAGAAGAAATCTATTTGGCGGGCGTGATCCAGCACGCGCACAAAATCGAAACGCCATTGTATCTCTCGATCTTCGCCGTCGCTTTGCCCTTCACACCCGTGAACTCGATCATGGAATAAAGCACCGAAAGAGACGTCTTTCAATTCCAACATAGTCAATTCCCCTTTTCAGGTTTTGGCGGCGGAGTGCCGATCGGCGGATATTTGTCATGGATCGCGCGCGGATCACACGGCTTGTTCGGATACTGCGTGGTCTGCTCAACCGGGATTTCCGTTGACGGTGAATCGGTGCTCATCGACCGCTCGCATCCGCGTACGCGTCGCGCGCGCAAGCGCCTTGAGCCGATTCCATCGAAGGAAATCGGCCGGCAATTTTCTCGACGTGATCGAACGTCGACGCCTTGCGCTCAGCGAGCCAAAAGGATTCGCGCTGAGTGCAAATACGCCGGATTCGATGCGTGGCCGTCTCGTAGGTCATCGCGTTGACGAAGTGCCATTGCATTGTCGGCTTTCCAATTCAGTCAGCTCCGGGAAATCGTTGGGCTGTGTCGGGATCATATGATAGCCGCCGCGCTGATCCTTAGCGACAAAGCCCAAGCGTTCGAGCTCGATCAGGCGCCGATGAAAAACCGCGATCGGAATCAGCGAGAGCACCGCTAGGCGCTTCACATTCGAGCCTGGAAACTGTTTGACCGCCTCGCGCACCTGCCAGGCCTGCACGGCCTGTCGTTTTTCTTGGATCACGTCCCCCATCCCCTTCAAAATGGCGTCTCGTCAAATCGGCATTCTAGGGCCGTTCCCGCGTCCCTCAAGTCAAACACCCTGTTTAAAGCACCTTTATTCCTCTAAATAGTTGATTTGAGCACACTTTTTCTTAATATAGGTGCTAATATTCAATCTCGGAACAAGCTTTAAGACCTCAATCAAACAGGAGTTTTACACCATGAAGAAATCCAGCAAATCGAAGTCGGCGGCGAAGTCGGCAACCGTCTCGAAGTCCGCCAAGGCGCCGACCGCGAGCCAAGCGAAGACCCGCTCGATGGCCGCGTACAAGGCGCACATCACCCGCCAGAACCAGGTCATCGAGGCGAGCAAGTCTTCAGCCGTCAAGAGCGAGGCCCGCAAGGCGATCGCGACCATCACCGCGAACATGCGCGCGGCCTGATGCCCCTGCCTGGAGCGCCGCGATCGCGCGGTGCTCTGGAGAGTGGCAACGGAAAAAGGAGAATTTCGATGTTAGCGAGAACACGTCAGCAATTCGTGCAGGCCTGGCAGGACCAGTTCAAAACGTTCGAGAGCCTCGCCGCGCAGGCCGCGACGGGCAAGACGCTGGAGCTCGAGATCGCGCGCTTCAACGGGGTGCGCTACGTGATGAACGAGATGATCGAGCGAGCGGCCGACAAGGCGTTTCCTGGGTACGGGATTCTGCCGAGCTGAGCCGAAATGCGCGCGACCTGCTGCGCCTTCGGGGAATCGAGGGTGCAGCGGGATGCGTTTTGCATCGTAGAAAAAAGATGGTGACCTATGTCGAACCACTCAGGCGCGCGCGCAAGCCCGCGTCGTCTTGTCGTTGCTGAACCGTCGAAAGCCACGCTCTTGCACCAGGTGATCGAGACCGAGAGAGACCACCTGGGCGGAGTGATCGCTGTACTCCAGTGCCTCGAAGTAGCACTTCAAAACGGCGAGGACTTCCTCAGTGGGCCGTACTACGCAGAGGCCGCGCGCGTCGCGATAAAAATGGTGGCGAAGTCGGTGGATGCGTTTGATCCGTCTCATTTGCCAGCAGTCGATTAACCAACTGGTTGCGCCTTCCGATCGAGGACGCAGCCGGGTGCAAACATCGCACCGATAACAACCACGACGAGAGACCTATGAAACGATCGACGAAAGTCCCACACACGAACGGCGCTGTAGCCAAGCAATCCCAGAAATTTCCGCGAGCAGTGCCAGCCAAATCAACGACTTCCGCAAATGCGGCCAAGAAATCCCAGTCGACGAAAGTCCCACATGGCAGCAAGGCGATGCAGGCGGCGAGCGCGGCCGCGGCGGCCGCCCAGGTCGCACGCTTCGAGGCGACCAAACCGCCAATGCTCGAGCTCGCGATTCCCAAAAGCCTGCCCGCACCGGTCAAGCAGGCATCGGTCGAAAACGCCAAGGACATCGAATGGGTGAGCGTGCGCCTGGACGTCCTGCAGGCCTGCCTGATGGTCGCGCCGAAGAAGGATTCACGCGCCGCGCTCGGTGGCGTGTACCTGCACGCCAACGGCGATGCGCTGCGCGCGGTCGCGACCAATGGGCACACGCTGCTGCTGCATTCCTCGCAGACCAAGGATCTGCATCTGCCCACATGGCTCGATTGCGGTCTTATTTTGCCGCGCGAAGGCCTCGCGATGGCGCTCGGCTGCCTGGCCAAGCTCGAGGGCGGCAAGGATGCGACCACGTGCCAGATCGGTTGGGCGCGCGGCCACGGCTATGCGATCGTGCGCGATGCGGAGGAACAGGCGACGTTTCGACTGCGCAGGATCGACGCGCCGTTTCCCGAGTACCAGAAACTCATCGAGGCGGCGGGCCAGGTCCTCACCGGCGGCGAACGACTGCCGCTATCGAGCACCAGCTACAACGGCGAATTCTTAAAGCAGGCGGCCGCCGTAGGTAAGGTGTTCGACGCGAAGGGGTTGACGCCGTTTGCTGGCAATGATCCGAAGGCGCCCGCGGTGGTCTCATTCTTCGGCGAGCCAGGCGCGCTGTTTATCATCATGCCGCTGGTGAGCTCCGGATCCGAGCAGCTGCCCACGCAAACGATGGCACTGATCGGCAAGGGCTTAGGCGGCACGCTGGCCGCGCTCAAGGCAACGCAGACCCGCCAGAAAAAGCAGATGGCCGAATCGAAAAACGAGAACGAGAAGAAATCGCTCGCCGCCGGGATAGCGCTTCGCGACGGCCGAATCGCGGACGTGGTGATGGCAATGGGGAAATTGCTGGCGGCACCGAAAGCGGCTTAATATTGATGCCGATAAAAAAACCGCGCCTGGTGGGGAATCTCACCGGGCGCGGCTTGTAAGACCTATCTATGAATCGAAAGGGAATATACATCATGACATCGAAAGAATCGAACCGATCCACCGGGATCGAGTGGACAGAGCATACCTGGAATCCCTTTGTAGGCTGCACCATTCACACAGCCGGGTGCACCAACTGCTATGCGATGCGCGCCGCCATGCGCCTGCAAGAATTTGGCATGGAGAGCTACCGCGGCGTGGCGAAACTCGCGAACGGCGTTCCCGTCTGGACCGGGAAGATCAATCGATCGAGCGACGCGCAGATGGAGAAGCCCCATAAGATCAAAAGGGCATCGCTCATTTTCGTCAACTCGATGAGCGATTTTTTCCACGAGGATGCCGACGATCTCTGGCGTCTCGAAGCGCTTTCAGTCATGCGCACCACGCACCATCAGTACCAGGTCCTCACCAAGCGGCCGGAAAATATCCTCCCCTTTTTGAATCGCACGATTCGCAAGGATCTGCCGACGAACATGTGGGTGGGCGCCACGGTGGAGCGCGCCGACTGCGTGCACCGTATTGCAACGCTGCGCAACGTGCCCGCGAAAATCCGGTTCTTGTCGGTCGAACCGCTGATCGGTTTCATCGGCCCGATGGACCTGGCCGGGATTCATTGGGTGATCTTAGGCGGCGAGTCGGGCCCAGGGGCGCGGCCGATGATGCCGGCCTGGGCGCGCCAGGTCCGCGATCAGTGCGTCGCACAGAACGTCCCGCTATTCTTCAAGCAATGGGGAATCGCCTACAACAATCCGATCTTTGACGAAGCACCGGCCGGATTCACCGGCACGCGATGGGTTGCGAAGCAGGATCCGAACGGCAAGGGCGGCTCGCTGCTCGATGGGCGCGAGTGGAAGGAATATCCAAACTTTGCAGGGAGTGCAGCATGAAGACCAGCATCGAAATCGACGCGCTGTACGCGCACCAGATCCACGGCGCGGCGCTGTCACTCGGGCAGCTGATGATCTGGACGATTTACTTCAACACGAAAGATTTTCCCGACTGGTTCGTCGCGCGGCCGACCATCATCCGGCCGAAAACTTCTGGACCGCTGCCGCTGCATTTGATGGCGCGCGATATCAACACGCTGCGCGCGATGTTGCCCGGCGGGTTGGTGTGCTTAGGCCGCAAGCCCGAGGACGATCCGGTGATTCTCGAGGTTTGGGTATGAGTGCCCCGGTCTACATGCCCGCGGTCAAACAAATCCGCGAAAAGGTTCGCATGGTCAAGCTCGATCCGCCGAGCTTCGGCGTTCTCTCGACCGGCGAAAAATGCGCGGTGGCGCTCGTGCTCGATGATGCGGAGCTCATCAAATGGTGGGGCACCGCGCTTGACTGCGTTGACCGGCTCGAAGGCGACTGGATCAAGGCTGCGATCTACGTGCAGCGCAACGGGTGGGAGACTGACCTATGACGGATACTTACGCCGCTGCAATCCTTGATTTTCTCGACCGCGACACGGCCGCAGTGAAAAGGTCGATGTGCTATCCCATCACGCGGATTGAGTTACACAATTTGGGCGAATCGAAACCTTCGCGCGTGTTTCTCGTTGTCGACGGCAAATGGTCAGAGCAACAGTGATCACTGCCAGGTCTCGATGACCACCGGCGCATCATCGGCCAGGCGCTCGCACCGGGTCAGGCCTTTCGGCAGCTGCGAGCGCAGCTGCTCGAGCGTAGTGCCCTCCAGGTGCACGGGCATCGGCGTGACGCCGTGCGCGGTCATGCACGGGCGCGCCACGAACTTCTCGTGCGAGCCATAGACGGTCCACACCAGAACCTCGCCGACATTCTCCGCGCCGTCCTGCAGACGCTGCGCGGCGCGCGCATCGATCATGCGACTACCCCGCCCGTTGCCGATGATCATCGTCATGGCCAGCACGTGGCCAGCGGCGAAAATCAGATCATGCACAAACTACCCTCATGTTTCGCACAGGGTTTCCACAATTTATCCACAGTTCCTTCAGTGGTCGCGCTTGGCGCGAGCGACAGCGAGCTCGTCGACAAACAGCGCCCGCGTCGCCGGCGGCGGGGGCAGTCTCGAGGGCTTCGGGTGATCTACTTTTTGCTTATCCCAGTCGGTGATGACGATGTAGTGAGCGCGCCTGACATCATAGCGGCCGATCAATTGCTCGCGCTCGATCTCCCTCAATAACGCTTCGATCTTCAAAGAAAACACGGATTCGCCCGGGAACAAAGTGAAGGCGAAATCGCCGATATTCTCAATGATCCGGCCTTCATCGTCCGCGATCGTGTAGAGCAGCAGGTACAGCAGACGTGCATCGTGGGAGAGATTCTTAAATCTCTCCCATCGGGGCAGGTCCGGCGGCAGCTGGCGTTTCTGACTCACTTCGGCGGCGATCCTTCACCCGCGCGATCTTCTTTTTCGACGCGGCCGCAGACTTTACAGCACCCATAATGCGCAGTGCAATAGAAGTTCCGCGCGCCTGCCCGCGCGTTGGATTTCAATCATAAATCTTAGATCCGAATCCGGACGCGCCCGGCCGCGCGCGCGCACGCGCACCCACCCGCGCGCCCGCCCGTTCTACATAATGATTTTCGCGAAACGATTCGCGAAAAATTTCGCGAAAGCTTTCGCGAATTGACGTGCTTGCCAGCGCGGTGCAGCACGTGTAAGGGTTTCAGGCCTGAAGGGCGTCTGTCCGACACCGGACAAACGGCTCACACCTGGTCGAAGATTCAGCGCTTTGTAATTTTTTCCGATTCGCCCACGTGGCGCGTCGGTCGGTCGATTCGGATTTTACATACTGGATATTATGCGCACCTTGGGGTGCAACAAAAATGGCCAAGCCAGACCTACCGAAAACCGTCTACATCGCACGCCAATACAGCAACCGCGCAACGGGCGGCCGCGACACCTGGCTGAGCGCGGAAACCGACGTGACGAAGCTCGCGGAGCTCGGCGAATCGATCCAAGTTGGGCGCTATCAGCTGATCGAAACGGCGGCGCTGAACGGCGTGCCGCTTCTCGGCAAACCCAAGGCCGCAAAATGACCGCAACATGGCGTCGCGGCATGAGCGGAAATTTCGGTCAGAACCGAAAGCTGCAGCAGGCCAAGTGCGACGACTTCAACGCGCTGCATCCAGTCGGCTGTTCGGTCGATCTGCTGATGGATGATCGCCAGGTCCTGCGTACGGTCACCCGCTCGAAAGCGGAAGTGCTCGAGGGACACTCCGCGGTGATCTGGCTTCGAGGCGTCGCCGGCTGCTACCTGCTCGACCGCGTGACGCCGGTGGCCAGCGCTGACAAGACCGTAACCATTCGGCAGAGTATCGCCGACGGGAAGGGATGGCCGACATGATGCAGCTTCGACAGCCCCGCAAAGACTTGCCCGAGATCCCGGTGCGCATGCGCTTGCTGCCCATCGAGGCGCGCGGGTATCCCGTTCCATGGTTCGTCGAGTGGATCAACGGCGTGCCGGACTTTCGCGTCATAGATCGGCGCAAGTGGGGCTTGGCGGTGCGCTTCGGAAACTGCTGGCTGTGCGGCGAGCCGTGCGGCGCGCGCCGTACGTTCGTCATCGGCCCGATGTGCGGAATCACGCGAACGACATCCGAGCCGGCGAATCACCTTGAGTGCGCGCAATTCGCCGCGATCGCCTGCCCGTTCATGACGCGGCCGCAGGCGAAGTATCGGACCGCGAATCTTCCGGAAAAACACACGGAGGCTGCTGGTTTGCCGATTGACCGCAATCCCGGTGTGACGTGCCTCTGGACCACGCGCGAGTGGAACGTTTTCAAAGCTTACGGCGGCAACGCCGGTCAGCTGATCCGCCTCGGCGAGCCGAGCGAAGTCGCCTTTTACGCTGAAGGCCGCAAGGCCACCTACGCGGAGATCATGCACTCGGTCGAGACGGGTTTGCCGCTGCTCGAAAAGCCAGCACGCGATCAAGACATCGCTGAGCATCGCGGCACCGAGTGCATCGATGCACTGCAAGAGCAGCTGGCCCGGTTTCTTAAATACCTTCCGGCGGCGCCGTGACCCTCATGACGGACGCGGATCGCCAGCGTATCGAGCAGCTCGCCGAGAAGAACTTCAGCGTCGGCCGGATTGCACGGCTGATCGGCCGCCATCCATCGACGGTGAATTGGTTCATGTACTGCAATGGGCTGCGCGCGCCAAAGAAGCTCGAAAAGCCGATCACTTACATGCGCGGCGGCGTTCGCGTGCATCGGTTTACCGACGAGGAAGACACGTTCATCGAAGCGCTGCGGATCCAGGACTTCACGCCCGAGGAGATAGCGCGTCACGCGGCCGCCAGGTTCGGCACGGAGCGTAAGCACCATTCGATCCGCTGCCGCCTCAAGATGCTGGCGGCTCGTGATCTTCAGGAGGTTGAGTCGTGAATCGCGCCGACGTGTTCCGTCGCGCACTCGAAGTCGGCCGCGACATGGCCGTGATCGCTATGGCCATATGGCTAATACTGTTGCACTGATGCGCATCTCGAAGGAAGAAGGCCTTCGCATGGCGCTAGCGCTCGACACGGCGATCACCTGCATGGAAGATCTCGATGCGCCGCTGCCCGCAACAATCACGAAATCATTAAAACAGGATTCCCTGATTCACCTGCGCACGCTGCGCTCGGCCGCACTGCGCGCCAATCGCGAAGCGGCGCAGGCCGATGTCCCGTACAGTCTGATCGGAGGCGATAAAAGCGCATGAAAATCATCATCGAATCGACCGCGAAACTCGTGCACTTCCAAATCGACGAGGCCACGGTCCCGGCGCGCATTTGGGAAGGTCAGACCGAGGACGGAATCCCGGTGCATTGCTACATCACGCGCATCTGCCCGTCGATCCCCATGCCGCTGCCCGCGGATATCGAAAAGAAATTTGCCACGCAGCTCGCCGAGCAAAAGGCGCCCTCCGCCGTGGTGCAGTCGATTCCGCTGCGGATGATCCTGTGAGCCAGTTTCCCAAGGTTCGCCCGATCGGCATGCGCCGTCCTCCGCCGCCGGCGGCGCCGCCCGCGCCAGAATTTCGCCCGCACTTCTCGCCCGAAGCGCTCGATAGCATGATTGACCTGGTCGTCAAAAAAACGGTCGCGACGATCCGAGCGCGAGAAGCCGCACTACTGCGCAAAAATGCGCAATCTGAATGAAAGCATTGCCAGTCGTAGCGGCTCACGGTGGGCGGCTGCGGCATTGGATTCCTGTGCCTGGCAACGGCACCGCATTCTGCGGCTTCGTGCCGAAGTTCAGCAGCACACAAACTAGCCGCGGCTGGATCAGCTACGCGCTAGCGAAGGGGCCGACAGAGATGCGTCGCTTGGGAACGTGCGGCACATGCAACGAGCGCAAGTATGACCGGCCATTAAAAGCACCCCA